ATTGATGATTCGGACGCCACGAACGATTCAATGTTGAACGCATTGATTCCGGTTGCCCAAAACTACGTTGAATCCCGGGCGGCGGTAACGTTGACGCCCACGAAATGGTTGGCCCGTTTCGACTATTTGAGTTCAGCCGAAACGCATTTGGTGATACCCAACCCGCCGTTGTTGTATCACTCAACAGATTTTCCAATAACCGTTGGAATTGATGGCGGGTTTTTTGTTGATCCCACGTACATTTTGGAGGATACGGTATCAATCCCCGGAACCGTGCGGGTTATGCAATGGCCCGAGGCGGCGGTATATGGGAGCCGGGCATCTATTTCATGGTGGGCCGGCTATCAAACGCTGGCGGAAATCCCGGCGGAATTTCGCCACGCCGGTTTGATGTTGATTGCCAGTTGGTTTGAGAACCGGGAGGCGGCTACCGACACATCGGTTTTGCCGGTTCCGTACGCCGTTGATGCGTTGTTGGCGTCGGCATCATACGCCGGGAGGTATTGAAAATGCGGGCCGGTTCGTTGCGGGAAACCGTGTTGGTTGAATACCCGGTTGAGACGATCAACGAATACGGGGAATCCATCCAAACGTGGGAACCAAAATTGCAATGCCGGGCGGCAATCACTCAATTATCATCGGCCCAATTGGTACGGGCCGGCAAACCCGAGGATGCCCGAACGTTCCGGGTGATACTTCGATGGAACCCCGGCGTTGATATGCCAATCCGGTTGTTGTGGGTCAATCGTGATTTTCGCAAATTGTACGTGTCGGCCGTTTCCCAAAACGATGATGTGAAATTCCGAACGCTGGAATTGACGGCCGAGGAACGGGACGAATAGCCAATGGCCAGTAAATCATTAGTGGTTTTTGACTACCGCAAATACCAGCGGGATATGAAATATTTGATGGATGGCTACGCCAGCCTGCCCCCGTCATTGGCCAAAAAACATATTGCGGCCGCAATGAACCGGGCGTTTTCCCCGTTCCGGCAAGACTTCAGGAAAGCGGCCCCGGTTCGTAGCGGCCGGTTGAGGGATTCCGTAGGCGTCAAACCGTAGTTTGAGCGGTCCACCTATTCATTTGTGACAAAGGTTGGTTTCCGGCGTGGGAAACAGAAAAAGGCCAAAGGCCATCACGCCATGTTGGTCAATTACGGCACAAAAAACCGTGTTCAGCGGGGAACCGGGCGGAGTGTTGGCCGGGTTGAGGGTCAACATTTTTTCCAACGCATCATGGCATCGGTGCGGACACGGGCAAGGCCGGCCATTGAAACCCATTTGGGGGCCGCATTGGAACGGGCAACCAATGAAATGCAAAAGCGTTTACAAAAGGGTATACGAACATGAGCCGGCCGGAAATCTTTATCAGTGACCGGGTGGGAAGCGTTTTGCCGGCATACCCCCTAATGGCCCCGGAGGGCATACGCCCACCCTATGCCCTATATGCCCGCTCCAGTACCACCCGGGATCGTACGTTGCAGGCCCAAGCGTACGTGCCGGAAAGCGATTTTAGCGTTGAAATCTACGCCCCAACATACGCCGCCGTAAAGGATTTGGCCGACGATGTACGCCGGGCCGTAGATAACTTTACGGGTACGTGGGATGGGTGCGACATTATGAGGTGTTATCTCACCGAGGAGTCAGACGGTGCAACCATTGAATACGATGGCGAAACCAAACCATCCTATGTTGTTGAAATGACGTTTTCGATACGCTACCGGGAGACTTGAAAACAATGGCCGCCCCTTTTGATGATTCGCAGGGAACCACATTTTCGTTTGGTGGTACTGAATACCCAATCACCGATTTGTCGGTATCAAATGAAGGTGGTTCCGATCCAACGGAACAACGCATTGATGTTTCAACGCTAGATTTGGCATCCGGTGCGGATCGTGTATACCAAGACCCGCCATTGATTGACCGTGGCCCGGCCGGTGCGGACGGCACAAAATCCGTATCAATTTCGTTCTATGGCAAAACGGCCCCGGCGGTAAACACGGAAGCGGTGTTAGTTTGTGACACGTTGGGCATCAACCAAAACGCAACGTGTACCAGCGTTACCCGTGAACTGGCGGTTGGTGAGGTCATTAAAGGTACGGCCGAATTCACCCTATCAACAACGCCGTGACCTAATTGGGGGCCGGCAATGGCGTTTGAACATTCCCAAGGCACAACGGTTGTGTGGAACGGCGTAACCGTTCAGGCGTTGGTTTCGTGCGACATTGACACGGGGGATACGTCAATGGTTGATGTGACCCCGGTGAACGCCCCGGTGATTGGGGCGGGGTCATCCAATCCCCGGGTTATTCGGCAACAGACGCCGGCAACAATTGAGCCGGCCCGGGTTTCTATTGTTTGCCGTGGGTTTGGCGTTGCCGTTCAACAAAACGAACGGGGAATGATTGCGGCCCTATCGGTGACCGGCCCAAATTTTTCGTATTCGGGCGATGCGGCGTTGGTTTCTGTTGATGTAAATGCGGCGGTCGGTGAACTGCTAGTTCAGCGGGTGGAATGGGTTTTTGTATGAATTTGACAACACGGGACGATTTCAAAAAGAAAAACAAAGTACCACCGAAACCGGTTGAAATACCGGAATTGGGAACGGTGTTTTTCCGGCAACCAACCGGCGGGGAATGGTTGCGGTGTATGGAACGGCTACAAAATTGGCAACGAACCAAAATAGATGGCCCCATGCCAACCATACCGCCCGACGATTTAACGTATTTGGTTATTGGCGTTGCGTTGTCGGATGCCGAGGGCAACCGGGTTTTCCCCGATGATTCATTGGCGGAAATTGCCGAAATTCCGCCGCCAACATTGGAGGGGTTGTATTTGCAGGCGTTCCAACACGTGTTCCAAATGGCGGGGGATACCGACACCGAAAAAAAAGACTAAGGCGGCATCCGGCCCGTGTGTTTTTGTTCAAACTAGCGTTGGCAATGGGCCGCCCGGACGTTGATAAACTGGCGGAGGAATTGACACCAAACCAAATCGTAGAATGGATGGCATATTGGCAAATTGAACCATGGGGCGACGATTGGCGGCGTACGGCCCGGGGTTCCGTTTTGGTGGCTATGGCCATGGGGGCCAAACTAAAACCCGACCACGAAACAATGATGATGCCGGGTTTTGACCCGTTTGAACAAATGCTAACGCCCGAGGAAATGCGGGCCAAATTTGAGAGGATAAAAAACAACCATGGCCGCAATGACAAAAATTGCCGCCAAGTTTACGGCGGACACCGAAAACCTTGAAAAGGGTTTGAAGGATGTGATGGCCCAACTGAACCGTATGCAATCGGCATCGGCCCGGGCCGGCCGGTCATTGCAGCGGATCGGCAACCTGCAAGCGTTTCAGGTATACACCAAGGTTGCCGGGTGGGTTGGCACGGCCACCAAATCAATCATTCGGTTTGGTTCAGCCACGGCCGCCGCCATTGACAAAACGGCCAAATCGGCTGGCGATTTGGGGGTGACGTTTGCCCAATTTGAGGGTTTGACCCGGGCGGCATCCGAGGCCGGCATCGGGCAGGATCAACTGTTTGCCGCCATGGCCCGTTCCACCCGTGCGTTGTATGACGCCGGCGAGGGTTCCAAGGCGTCTGCCGATGCGTTCAATGCGTTAAATCTAAGCGTTGACGAATTGCAACAAATGGATTCGGCCACCCGGTTCACAACCATCATGACGGCGTTGCAGGGGGTCGAAAATGAGGCCCAACGCACGGCGTTATCAATGGTGATATTTGGCCGGGCCGGGGCTCAATTGGGCAACATGATAGCCGAGGGCAACGGCACAATTCAGGAAACGATTTCCCTATACCAGCGTTTGGGGTTGTTGTTGACCGACCAACAGGCCAACAACGTTGAGGGAATGAACGATTCGTTGGCCCGTGTTTCCGCATCGTTCACCGGCATCATCAATCAAATCACGGCCAACCTAGCCCCGGCGGTAAAGGGTATTTCCGATGCGTGGGTAGCGTTTGCCGCAAATTTAGATGGGGCCAAAATCGGGGAATATATTTCGGAAGCGTTGTTTGATGCTTTGGAATATGCCGCCAGTTGGGTTGACACAATCGGCGGGTTTTTTGAAGGGTTGTTTGCATTGGGTGGTGACGGGGCCACGGCATGGGAGAACGCCGCCATTGCTTGGGAAGTGGTTTGGGATATGGCCGGCCGCATTTACGATGCGTTTGATTCGTTATGGTCTGCGATGATGTCTGGCCTGAATTACATTTTGGCAAAAATCACGGAATCGTTGGCCAATTGGGCCGAACTGATCAATTCAATTCCGGGCGTCAACATTGATGGCATTGAGGAATCGTTGAGGCGTGGCCAGCAGTATTTTGCGGAGGGTTCGGAATCATGGGGACAACGTGCGGCCGACAAATTCAATTCCTCTATTAGTACCACCCGTGACATTGACCAACAGGACACGGCCGGGTCGGCCCAACAAACGGTTCGTTCGTGGCGGGATGCCGCCCGGGCCGCCCGTAATGCGGCGGACGCCAACAACGCCGCCG